CTTTGGTCTTGTATGCATGGCACTCCCAAAGTAATTCCAAAAACTAGAGACAATGTATTACGTCCTTTTCTAACTACTAGAAAAAGTGAGTTTGTTAATTGGTGCGAACGTAAAAATATTAGCTGGTGTGAGGATTTAAGCAACACCGACGTTCAATATACCCGTAATTACATTAGGCATTTGATGATGCCCAATGCATTAAAAGTTAACCCGGGCCTACATACTGTGGTAAAACGTTTGGTCGAAAAGCAAGACTAAATGATTGACTTTATCCCTACAAACATATATACTATCACACTTTAAAGGAGAACTTATGTCTACACGAACTTTTAGCGCCGAAGCAAAGCTTAAACTTACACAAATGGTCAACGAAGGCATGGCAACTATGCACGAAATTGATGCCCTTACTGAAGGATTGGCTGACACTGTTAAAGCAGTAGCGGAAGAATTGGAAATTAAACCAAGTATTCTTAAGAAGGCCATAAGGTTGGCTCATAAAGCAGCATTAACACAATCCAATAAAGATCATGAAGAATTAAATATTATTCTTGAATCGGTTGGAAAAACTCTTTGAGTTATGTAGATGCTATCTTAGACAGAGATTCAGATAGAATTTTTGTCGTAGAACGAACTCCCGAAGGTAAACGTACTTATCGTGAGTTTCCTACTAACTATACTATGTATTTTACCGATCCAAAAGGTAAACATCGTAGTATTTATGGAGATCCTGTTAGCAAATTTTCAACTCGCAAACGTGCCGAGTTTGAAAAAGAACGTAGAATTCATTCAGGTAAAAAACTGTTTGAAAGTGATGTTAACGTCATATTTAGGTGCTTAAGTGAAAACTACTTAAAGGTAGATGCTCCTAAGCTTCATACTTGCTTTTTTGACATTGAGGTTGATTGGAATTCTGAAAGAGGCTTCTCGTCACCCGGAGATCCATTCAATCCTGTAACTGCTATCAGTTGCTATTTGGATTGGCTTGACCAATGCTTTACTTTAGTAATTGCTCCTAAGCACATGACCGAAGAAACGGCACAAGAAATTGTAGGAGAATTTGATAACACTATTCTTTTTAAAAACGAAAAGGATATGTTTGATGTTTTCTTTCAATTGATAGAAGATGCTGATGTACTAACTGGTTGGAACTCTGAGGGGTATGATATACCCTACATGGTGAATCGTGTTACTAGGGTAATGAGTAAAGATGATACCCGTAAGTTTTGCTTAATGGGTCAGCTGCCTAAAGCAAGAGAGTATGAAAGATTTGGTAAATCTGAAACTACTTATGACTTGGTTGGTAGAGTTCATATGGACTATCTACAACTTTATAAAAAGTATAACTACGAATCTCGCCATAGCTATAAGCTAGATTTCATTGGTGAAATGGAAGTAGGTGAAAATAAAACGCAGTATGAAGGTACTCTTGACCAACTCTATAATAAAGACTTTAAACGCTTTATTGAATACAACAGGCAAGATACAATGTTGTTGGTTAAGATTCACAACAAGTTAAAATTCCTAGAATTGGCAAATCAACTAGCACATGAGAACACAGTATTGCTTCCAACAGTAATGGGTTCTGTAGCGATGATTGAAATGGCAATTATGAATGAAGCCCACGAACGTGGATTAGTTGTTCCTGATAAAAAACGAAAGGTTGAAAATGCAGAAGATGTCCAGCAAGCGGCAGGTGCCTATGTTGCTACTCCCAAAAGAGGAATACATGAATGGGTTGGGGCGGTCGATATTGCCTCACTCTACCCCTCAACTATCCGCGCTCTTAACATGGCCCCAGAAACCATTGTCGCACAGGTCAGACAAACGCTTACTGACCAATACATGTATGAAAAAGGTCGGCGGTTAGCCACTGAAAAGAAACGATATAAAGAAGGGGATGATGACGTAACAGGTAGTATTCTTTGGGAAAACTTGTTTGGCTCCCTAGAATATACTGCTATTATGAACCAAGAGCGTGGCACTGTGCTCATAGTAGACTATGAAGATGGTCGTAGTGTAGAAATGAGTGCCGCAGAAATATGGAAGTTAGTATTTGATAGCCATAAGCCATATATCATTAGCGCAAATGGTACTATCTATACTTACGAAAAAGAAGGAGTTATTCCTGGTCTACTTACACGTTGGTACTCAGAGCGCAAAGAAACACAGAAGTTAGCCAAAGAAGCATATGGCACTGACAAGTATGAATACTATGATAAACGTCAATTGGTTCGTAAGATTTTGCTTAATAGTGCTTATGGCGCATTGTTGAACGAGCATTGTCGTTTCTATGATAAACGCATAGGACAATCAGTTACGCTCTCTGGTCGGCAAATTGTCAAGCACATGATGAGTACCATTAATGAATTGGTTGAAGGTACTTATTCTCATGAAGGTAATGCAATTGTATATGGCGATAGTGTCACCGGAGATTCCATAATTAGAACTTCTGAAGGAGATAAAACTATAGCTCAACTTTTTGATGAGTGTATAGAGCATTCGGTAGTGGGTGAAAAAGAATATGGAGTATGGAATGATTCAACTGTACTTGGATTTAACTCACGGGACATGGAACCAAGTGGGGCAAAAATTAGCTATGTAATGCGACATAAAACTAAGAAAAAACTGTATCGAATTACAACCGAGAACGGGAAACAAGTGACAGTTACTGAAGATCATAGTGTAATGATAGATCGTGATGGATTTTTAATAGAATGTAAACCTAATGAAATTCTAGAAACTGATAGAACAATTACTTTTGTGCCATAAATGATAAATATATGATGATAGGAGTATCAGCATATGATTAAATGTTTAGAGTGCGGAATGGAGACAAACAGGTTACAATGGACTCATTTTAAATTCAACTGTACCGGTAAATTTTCTAATTCGAAAGAGTATAAATTAGCCTACCCTAACGCCGTCTTAGTTTCCGCAGAGGTTGCGTCTAAGACGGCTCTTACTAAAGAGAGATTAATTGCAAAATACGGAATAGACGAAGGCACCATTCGTTGGGACCAATATAGAGCCAAACAAGCAGATTCTAATTCATTTGAGTACAAGCATAAAAAATACGGATGGACTATTGATCAATTCAACGATTATAACTCATCGAGGTCGCAGACATTAGAGAAAATGATCAAACGCCATGGTGAAAATTTGGGTACTAAAAAGTGGTTGGCATATTGTGAACGACAAGCATACACTAACAGTAAAGTATATTTTGTAGAAAAATACGGTGTTGAAGAAGGTAATGCAAAGTTTCTTCAGTTGAACGCTGAAAAGGGTAGCTCATCAAATCCACATATATTATCAATCAGATTAGGTATATCAATAGATGAAGCAGTCACTTTAATTTTAAATAGAGCGGTTCGTCCTGGAAATACATGGGGTTCTAATATAGAACAAGAATTTACAACCATGTTGATTGACACATATGGTTCATTAGAGTATACTACATTTACTCGTCCATATGGACGATGGTCTTCCTTACTAGGAACATATGTCATATATGACATAAAACATAAGGACTGTATTATTGAGTTTAACGGTGATTACTGGCATGCGAATCCAGCATTATATAAAAATGATGCTATTATTCGAGGGCGTACCGCACTAGAGATTCAAGAGCATGATCGTAAAAAGTTGAAAACAGCAATCGATCTTGGTTTTCGTACATATACCGTATGGGAAGCTGAGTTTAAATTAGACAAACAACAAACAATTAACAAGGTAGCGGCATGGATGCAGAGTGGACAAAAGTAAAAAAAATAGAGTGCTTGGGTGAGGTAGATGATTATGTATATGATTTGAGTATTGCGGACGGAGATCCTTTTTTCTTTGCGAACGATATATTAGTTCATAATACTGATAGTTGTTATTTCACCGCGTACCCTATGCTCAAAGAACAAATTGCCAAAGGTGAGCTGGATTGGAATAAAGAAATGTGTATTAGCCTGTATGATAGCATAGCGGATCAAGCTAATGATTCGTTTCCAGCTTTCATGGAACGTGCGTTTCATGCTCCAAGAAAGAACGGAGAAATCATTAAAGCTGGTCGTGAATTGATTGGTGATCGTA